TAAAAGTGACATACCATTCCATAATCTCGTATAAACAGAAAATACAATATCCTTCTTATCGATACGTAACTTGTCCTTCTTAGCTGTATTATCGATTGCGTGTTCTACCATAAGACAAACCATTTTAAGTAATTCCATATTTAATTTATAATCATTGTGATTAGGAATTTCTGACACCTTTTGTATAATCTTTGCTACAAGACTATTAATCTTTGCGTCCTTTGCCAACGAGTTTTTAGGATTAATATAACAAAAATTGCTACTCATTTTATAATAATAGTATATATTTTATTATAATAGTATATATTTTATTATAAAATTATCCAATTCTTGTAATCGAGCAATTGCCAGTTGCTGAAATAGTTTGACTACCAGTTGTGTTAGCATATCCATTCATATATAGTGTTTGCGCTGATGTTGTCGTTTTAATGTAAACACCGCATAAAGTCCCTTTATATCTTGTTCCAGCTGAACCCATACTATCATTAATTTCTTCGTAGTATTCCCACGCTCCATTAGCATTAACAGGCGTTCCGGATGCGCTTGATAAACTTAAACATAAGGCTTTATTATTCACGGTATCCGAGCCAGAATTAGTCAATTCAAAACCACACGTTATAAGGTAGACCCCTGTGTTAGTTCCAAGGGCTTGACCACTGCCAACCAGAGTGAACGTTCCGGTTGTATCGCCCAAAACACTCGGACCAAATGTTTTTGTGATTGTGTATCCTAATTGCGTTGAACTCATTGAAGTATATGCTGATTGATTTATTAAAAAGTTGTTAGACATCGCAAAAGGGTAATATGCCGTTATTCCAGAATTATTAAAAAGCATCATATTTGAGTTCCCACTTGTTCTGAAATAAAAATCATCTGACGTAGTTACTAATCTTAAATTAGACTCATACGTATTTACTTGTCCCAAATCAAAACCTGATGGAACACCCACAGACCTTGACCCATATCTACAAGTATTCCCTGCCTGAACCGTAACGTTACCTTGAAAATTATTTGTTCCTGTATATGAGTTATTTGAACCAATAGTGCCAGTAAAAGTAAGTCCTGCGTCTGCTCTTATTTCCAATGCTGAAGTTGTCGCTTTAATAATAGATGTTCCGCTATCTATACCCAAAAGGGTTAAGCCCGCCGATGAACTGCCTTCGCCAAGTCGTATAAGGTATCCACCTGTTGCTGTTAATCTCATATCGTCTCCTGATGTTGTCGTTGATGAGTGAGTTATTCCGTTACCTGAACTTGTTGATGTAGAAATTGTGGTTGTTAATGAGTTTAATGCTAATGTTGTTCCAGTCCCACCAACTGTTAAGGTTTTGGTTCCATTGCCAGTGCCAATATTTATCGCTCCTGTTTGCCCGTTTCCACCAGCAATACTAACCGTAGTTGATGTTGCGGTTGAGTCTTGTCGTCCAATATAAATAGACCCAGTCGTTAAATTGTCCGCTATATTAATACCAGTAGTGGGGGACACTTGTATTGTTCCTGACCCAGTTATAGTGTTTGTTGCGACCGAAGTAAGAGTTGATACTCCAGCAGATAACGTTCCATTTAACGCTAATGCTGTTCCTGTTCCTCCAATAGTTATATTTTTTGTTGAATTACCAGTAGCAATATTTACTGCTGAAGTTGATGAAGCACCAGTAGCAATATTTACTGTAGCGGTTGATGACGCGCCAGTCCCCAAATTAATTGCTCCAGATCGTGTGGAAAAAGTAGCAATATTACATACTCCCGTAGATTGAGACGGCACAATTGAAATATTGTCTGTTGCTAATACTGAACTAATATTATTACTTGTTATATTTGGACTAATAACATTATTATAAAAGGTTGCGCTGTCTGTTAATAGATCTAAAGCCGTTCTACCAAATCCTGATGTGTCATAAGTTTTAAATTTATAATTTCCACCTGTTAAAGAATTTTGTATTAAAAATTCGGTTGCTCCTTGTGAGAATAAAGTATCAGTAAGTCTAAATATTTCATCCACTCTTACGTTTTTACTGGTTATATCTTCAGTATTATATATAAATTCAGTATTTAAATTAGTAATATTTGTATTTGCGTTATTAAAAGTTTTCTCACCAGTGATGGTCTGTGTCCCTGCTAATGTGACATAAGAACCTGATGCTGTTGTTATTGCTGCGTCTAATGTGGTTTTATTTACAAGTTCATTTCCAGAAGTTGCCGAAATTGTCGAGGTTGGTAAATTAGTATTAAAACTATTAAATCCTGTAAAAACATTAGTTCCGCTTAGTGAAACGCCTCCAACAGCAGATATTGCTGTATCAACATAGGAGGTTGTTGCTATTTTTGTTGAATTATCAAGTGGTGGCATTGTAGGGGCAATTCCACTAGTATTAATTTGAATCGTATCACATATTATATTTGTAGTTGTTGATGAATTCGCATCAATGTTGTTTAATCCATCTAATGTAGGTTCAAATCCATAATTAGTTGACATTTATATATAAGAAGATTTTTATATATAAATTTAAAAGTTAAACTTCCTACAGTTCCTCAAAATTTAAACAGCATACATATTTTGTTGCCGTATTGATTCCTGCGTTGTCAGCACTATTAAAAGTTCCTGAACCACTTTGTATCAAATTAATAGAAATTGTAGAAACATTCTTTAAGTTATTAATAAATACTCCTTCATTATCATTAGGACAAGCATTAAAATAAACAGGAACATCAGCTATACCAGATGTAACAGTCCATACACCAGATCCAGCATTATCAACCCTAACAATTCCAGATGGTGTCCTAACTGCGGTGTAACGATACATTGTAGGCGTCCCTTGCCCTAAATCAATATGAAGAGTATAAGTGTTTGTGCTTGTAACACCTCCTACCGCAAAAGTTGATGCTTTACTAATAAATGAGAATGTCATTCTATAAGAACTGTTGAGTCTCCAAGTTTCACGAATACACTGGTTGAAATCAACAAAATATTTTGCGTCAAATTGTGTACCAGTCCAAGAAGCAGCAACATTACTATCTAACCATATTTTGAAATTCTTTTTTAAAGGCATACTAACAATCCTTGATGGTAAAGCCTTTATTATTTCCTCATTATTGTCTGAACGTTCCATTTATAATATATAATATTATTATTTTAATATTAAATATTCAAAATTAGTTTTAAGCGAAATTTGCTTCTAAAGCTCCAGTAGCAGGTTTTCCAGCTTCAATTCCAGAAGTTAAAGCACCAACAATATTCGCAGTTTTATTTTCAATACCTTTACCCTTCATAGCACCAGACCTAATGTTTTTAGCAGTTCCACCAGCAACTTTAGCAAGTTGTCCACCAGCCATTAATGGTATTGCTAATTCAGGAGCAACAACTGTTGCTAAAGGTGCTAAATTTTGTGCGACTCCACCAACTTTACTTAATGTGTTACCTATTTTACGAAGTCCAACATCTGCCATTCCGCCTTTACTGAAAAACTTTTTAGTGTCAGAACCAAGTTTTTTAAAGAATTGTCCTATTCCCATTTGTAATATATATTATTATTATATTTTTAAAAATATATATATTTTTATTCAATAATGATTTCGTCCCAATTTAAAAAAATACGTTGAGTATTAGAATCAATAAAAATAAAGTCGTGGGGTTTTTTATATGCTATACTAATAATTTCCTTAAATGCTTCATCACTAATTTCCACTTGTTCTTGAAATATATTTGCCATTTCCTGCTTTTGTATTTTAAAAACGAAAAGCGATGTTAGACCCATACGAACCTGTAATGGAATACTCTTATAAGTTTGACAAGCTAACCATATTGACAGTGAACTATGACGACGATTATTTACCATATGTAATAAAAGTTTTTCACATTCACCTTTTAAGTATTTCTGAACGTCGTCTAGTACAATTAATGTCCTAAATCCTTGAGAAGCATTTTCTTCAGCAATAGAATACGCCTCTTGTAAATTATCATAATTCAATTCATCGTAAATTTGCCCTTCAGGTAAGACAGACCAAAAATCATTCTTAATAGATGCTCTGCTATTAGGTGGGCAAAAAAGTATAATCGTATGATAAACCCTTTTAAAAAGTGTAGGAGATTGTAATAATGAAATAAGCAATGTTGATTTTCCTGATCCAGCCTTACCAAGAAATAAAGTGAAATTATGTTTATTCATAAGTTTTGTAATTTCAAATTCATCTAACTTATCGTGCAACTTTCCGTCAACAAGAAATGATGGTTTTTTGAGTGGTGGTGTCTCATTATGCTTGATTGTAATATGTGACATTTATATATATACAGAATTTAATTCTTCTTTAAATTTTTTAGCCCTTTCATTATTTTCTTTAAGTTGTTTTTCTATATTATTTCTTTTGTCACTTAAAGAGGTCATCTTTCTAAAAAATGTTTTGCCTTCTGTTTGTTTAGATAATTTGTTCTTAAGGTAATATTGTTTGTTATATTTTTGATGATATATTTTCTTTTCTTCTAAATCCATTTATATTTATTGTAGAAAAGATTTTGTTAAACTATATATATGGAAAGGGAATATGAAATCAAATGCGAGATTAAGCAATGTATGATTTGTCATAAATTTATAGATCATAGTAACCAATTAGTAATTGTAAAACATAATCATTATCATAGGTGTTGTTTAGATAAGCTATGGTTACAAATAGAGAAGATGGAAAGGTATAAAATAATAAACCATTATCTTCAAGAAGAGAGAAAGGTGAAATCAATTTTAGAATGGTTCGGTTATGATAATTAATATTGTACTAATACAAATGGATTTACGAATTTGTCTTATAAATTCGTTCTATTGTTTAATTGACAGTTTATATAGAATCGGTTTCTATATGAGTTGCCGATGTTGCGTTTAACTAAAAGATTGATAGTTTAAGTAGTTTAACCATAACTTTTATATAAAAGTTATAGTTTATGATGTAAAAAGGAGTTAAAGCATAAATAAAATTAATTTTATTGTTCGTTTAAGTCGTAAAATAGGAAATTGATATAAAAGTTAAG